TAAATACTTGGCAGACGTTTCCGCCTACCCCCACCGCAATTCAGTGGGCTGAGCCATTGCTCAATCCTTTCGTGTTCAGGTTCTAAGGAGCCGCACTGCGTCCTCGATGGACCCGGTGCGTTCGAGGCGAGCAAGTCCCGCCTTGCGTTCGTCTGCGGAGAGTTCGGCTCGTGTCCGGCCAACGCCGGGGGCTGAGACCTTGGGAACAGGTTTGGCCTTTGCGGCCTTTGCGGCCTTTTGAGCCGCATCCCATTTCATTGCCTTGTGAAGAATGTGCAGTTCGATCGCATCCGCCTGTGAAAGCACATCCTCGCCAAAGCCATTGCCCTTGGCATAGGAAATGAGTTCCTGCGCGACCTTCTCGCCATTCACCGGATCGGCAATTTCGGGAATCAGTTCCTTCAGTTTTTCCGCTTCTCTTTCGACACGCTCGGCTTCTTGCGCACGTTCTTCGGCCTGCTGCTGTTCCGCTTGCTTCTGGCGCAGATACTCCGCCATCTGATAGTTTTGGACCGCATGCTTATAGGCGGCGTCCTGCTTCAGATACTCGACCGGATTGGTCTCGATAAGCGAAGGATCAGGGGGCTGCGGGAAGTTGGAAAGCAGTGCTTCCTGATATTGTGCGCGTTCCTGCTCGATTGCCGCCTTTGCATCGGCCAAGGCCTTGCGTTCGGTGGCGATGTCCTGCTGGATTTTGGCAACATGCTTCTCTCCATCCCGCGCCAGCCTGGCAATCGTCTGCTGCTGTTCGGGAGGAAGGGCGGCAAACGCCTCTTTCTCAGCCTTGGTATAGAACGCCGGGGGGTCGACTGCCGGAATCTCCGGTTCTTCATCCACGGCGTCCACTTCGGCTTCGGGGGCGGCTTCAACAGCCTCCCCTTCTGCCTCTGTCTCTGGTGTCGGGTCAGCCTCTTGGGGCTGCTCGACGGCATCGGCCTCTTTGGCTTCTTCCTGCTCCGCCTGCTCCGGTTCCGGAGTGCGCAACAATTCGACCGCACTGTCGAGTGACAGCGCGCCATTTTCGGCTTGCATAAATTATCCTCTTGTTAGGAAAAAATACCGGTCTTTCCGGTCCTCAGACGCCGAACGTCGGCCTCAGCCACACGCCCGTTGGCGACAATGTTCGCAAGGTGGTTTCTGACCTTCCCGACGATCTGCACGGCCTGCCACAAGCGCTCGCGGCCCTCGGCATCCCGAAGCGGCGCTTCTTCCCAAGCCTTGATATATTGCTCCCTCAGCGTGTCGAACGCCTCGTTGGTGCGCTCAAGCTCCAATGCGGCCTGATTGCCGCGATTGATGGCAAGGCCCAGCTTTTCCTCGTTCATTCGGCCAGACTCCCGCCGGGCCTGTCATTGGCAAGATCGGCCTTCGCCTGTGCCGTCATGACATTGCGCTCCCGGTTTAACTCGGCCTCGATCATCATTTGCTCGCGGGCCAGTTCGATCTCTGCGGCCTTGCTCTCCCGCGCCAACTGTATTTCGGCTTCCTTGCTTTCGCGCATAAGCTGGATCTTCGCCGCCGCCTCATCGCGTGCCAATTGCGCCTTCAAGGCGGCTTCCTCGCGGCGCATTTCCATGTCCGCCTGTGCACTCTGTGCATTCATCGCCATCTTGGCCTGATCGGATTGACCCTGCATCTCGAGCTTGGCCTGTTCGAGTTCCATCCGCCCTTGAACTTCGACCATCTTGGGGTCGGGTTGCGGTTCCTCAGGCGGCGCATCCGGGTCCGGCTCGGTGAAATACTGCTCCACGTTCCTGAAGCCAGCCAGTTCGACCATGCGCTTCAATGTGTTGAAGATATTCGACTTGGTGACCAGCGGGCCGTCAGCCCCACCCTGAAACTCGACTGCCTGCTTCTGGTTCTCAAGAATCGCGCTCAAAAGGACAAGCTGCTGCTGCTTCGATCCCGTCCCGAGCGCCACATTGACCGTCATGTCGTTGCGGGTCCGCCAGTCGCGCGGATCGACCTCAACCCATTTGTTGCGCAACCGGATGACCTTTGCTTCGTCCTGATGCTTGCGCACAAGCTCATGAATGTGCAGGAACAGGTCCTTGATGCCCGTCTCGGCGAATATGCGGGCAATCAGCTTGATCCGCATCATCGACTGGTCAAGCAGCCCCTGAAAGCCCGTGGCCGTCTGTGAGGCCTTGTTGAGCGTGTCAGGGTCGATCCCGCCCGATGTCCGCGTTACGCCCGCACGGGTCTCGCGCGCCTGGTCGAAATACTCGATCATCGGCATGAGATACGAACCCAAGGGCTGGTTTGGAATCTCCCGCAATTGCGTCACGTCCTTCATGCGGACAATCCCGCCGGGACGGTTGGTCAGCAAGTCGTCCAGCGTGTTTTCATCCGAACCCTGCGAGCCGACCGCGATCCGCTGATTGTTGAGCAGCGAGGCATTGTCGAGCAGCTGGCGGACAAGATGCGTCTTGATCCTTTGAATCTCGATTGTGAGGTCGGCAACCGAACGCCCGAAGAAACGATGCGTCATCGGGTAGGGCGTGATCGAATGAAACGGCATGCGGTCGAACTCTTCCGGCTCGCCCAGCAAGGTCTCTCCCGTTCCCGCCGTCACAACCTTGAGCAATTCCGCTACGCCGTCCCCGTCGGCGTCGAGACGGATATAATGCTCGGTCACGTCGACCATGCGCATCGACTTGTTGACCGTCGTAGACGGATCGCTTTCGTCCGCGAACGTGTCTCGCGAACGCCCCTCTTCGGTCTCTTCCGAACCCCTGACAGAAGTCGTGGGCAGGCCCTCGACAACCGCCCGTTCATACCCTTCCGCGATCAGTTCGGAAACGCTCTTGCGATACTTGTGGTAGCAATAGGGGCTGGTCGGGATGTCCTTTGCAGCGGCACTGATCCCGAACTCTTCGGGCGGGACCGGCGCGCACTTGAAGCAGCCCTTGGTATAGGCCTTCCTCACCACGATATCGTAGCGCGGCATTCCCATTTCGTCGGTGCTATCGGTGCGCTGGACAATCTCCGCTTCCGGATCGGCAACGATCGCGCCCAAGCTTGCATCGTCGAGATTGTGATACGTCTCCTTTTCGGCGGTCTCGACTTTCTCCCACCACGCCTTGACGATGCCGTTCTTTGAAAGCAACGCGTCCTTGATGAAGCTGTAGAGCACGAGAAAGCCCGGATTCTCGTTCATGAAGACGTGATTGACGTAATCGGTTTCCTGTTGCGCCGCTTCCTCATCTTCCGGCCCAATCGGCGAAAACTCGACATATTCGTCGCCGCCCGTGAAAATATCCATGAGCGTGGGCATCATCGCTTCGATTGTGTCCGATACGTCGGATGAGACCGCACGAGACTGCCCCTCAAGCGTGGGCATCAGCTCCTTCATATCTCCCATGAAGTAATCGAGCGCGTCCGATCTCTGGCGCGTCAGGTCGCTTGTCGTCGAAGAGCCGATTGCCGCTCGCTTTTCAGCCGCGACAATGGCCCTGATTTCAGTCTTGTCCATCAAGCGACCCCGACTTTCGGATATTTGAGTTTCTTGCCCCATGCCGAGACCGGCTGGTTATTGTGACACACCGCCATCAGGCCGAATGCGTCCGCCGCGTGGCTCGACCAGTCATGGTTCGGCCCAAGGCCAATCTCCCGCTTTTCGTCTTTCTTCTCGTGATACCAGCCAAGCGCGTCGCGCCCGCCTTCCGTCGTGTCCGCATTGAAGCGGATGCTCGGGAACAACCGCCTTGCAGCCTCGATCCGCGCCGATGCAGCGCCCGGCCCCTGATTGGGGATGACCATCACCGAAAAGCCCGCATCCCTCAAAGCGGATTCGAACGAAACGTCGAAAACCTTGTCATTCGTCGCGCCATCGTGCGGCAGGAAACACTCGGCCTTTGCGTAACCCTTGTCCCGCAACCATGCGACATGCGCCGCCAGGGGCTGGCCCTGCGCCTCGTAATAGTCCAAAACCCTTATTTCCCCGCCGATGAACTGGGCTATCCAGATCGAACACGCATCGGCCTTGGCACCGGTCCCGCCAATGTCCCAGAATGCCCGGTAAGCCATCAGCGGATCAGCGGCGAAAAAGCCGATCCGCCCTTCCTGCTTGGCCTTGGTCAGATGCGGCGCGTAATAGGCGCCCTCGACAACCGAAACGAATGCCCCTTCCCAGATATGCTCGTAACTGTCTGGCCGCTCACGCTGGTCCTTGAGCCTTGAGCGCTCCAGTATCTCGGGAAACCATGGATTGTCCCGCCAGTTCATCTCGACGATCTTCATCGTCGGATCAATCGACTCCCGAAACCGCTTGTGCGTCGCGCTGGTCTTGCGCTCGGGGTTCCATGTGACCCAAAGCTCCGAATCCTCTTCACGCAATGTCGGGATCAGCTTGACCCATGCCGTCTCAAGGACAGGCTCTGCCTCATCGACCCATGCCAGCTTGATCCGCGCTTTCGACTTGATGCTGTCGATATTGCGGTCAAGCCCGGTGAACGCGTAGTTTATTCGCCCGTCAGCCGTCCTGACGTATTTCTCCCCGATATCGAAGTGCGGCCTCAACCATGGTTCGCTTTCAATCGCCGCCTTGATTTCCTCAAGCGAGGAATCGGCAAGGCTGTTCATGAACTGCCGCCCGCAAAGGATAATCCCCTCTTGCCTGGCCTGCGCCCACATATAGGCCCTTACAGCCGTCATCTTGGCAAATGTGCGGGTCTTTGCCGAACCTCGCCCGCCATAAGCGCCGCGAATGTCTGCAATCCCCTCGAATACCGGAACGAGCTTGTCCGGTATCTTTAGCTCAACCTCCATCCGGCCTTACGCCAACGAGCTTGATCAGCGTTACATGCTCGCCATTCTCGCCAGGACCATTCACCTGAAGCGGCAATATCTTGGGCCAGACCTGAACGTAAAAGGCCTTGAGATTGTCCGGATTGGAGCGCGCCCATTCCTCTAAAGCCTCCGGCCCGCCAAGGCCGTTGAAAACCATCTCGATAGCTTCCTTGGCCGCTGCCGTTCGCTTGTTGGGCGTTCCTGCGATGCGTCCGCCGGTTTTGGGGCGCTTCCTATTCAATTCTACTTTAGACATGATGTCACCCCTTCCCCGGTGCGCAAAGGCCTGCCGGGTTTCGAGTCTACTTGCCCCAGAGGCCACGGTCCTTGCTCATCAGGGCGGTTACGAACTCGTCGCATTCATGCGCTGCACCTTCGAGCGTGAATATCTGCGCCTTGAGTTCCGTAATCTTCTCGCGGTAATCCTTGGCCTTGGCCTTGTAGCGAAGAATGACCGGGTTCTCCGCCGGAAGCTCGTCGACCCCGTAAACGAACGATGACTTGAGCAAGCTCGATGTCGCCGGAATCGTTATCCTGATGCCCTTTGCATGGGCGATGCCAAGCAGGAACTCTGCCGCTGGTCTCTGGTATTCATATTCCTCGCCCACAACGAGGTCGACACCGTATATCGCTATCTCTTCCGGGGCTTGGGCAATGGCAAGGGCGAGCATGTATGAAAAGCTGCTCGTGAAATAGCGGCGGCCCATGAGGGCTTCGGCTTCCTGCTCCGGATATGGCTTGCACTTGCGGTAACGGGTCTGGACTTGCGGCAGGAGGTAAACCGGGACCTTGTTACCCTCGCTGTCCTTGGGGTCGGAAAGCCATGAGGAATAAAGCTCCGTCTTGGTGTATCGCGACCATTGGTGTTCGTCGTGGATCTCGAAACAGGCGTCCATTCTCCGGTGATCGAAGAAGCGCCATGCAAGCCCCCATATTTCCCATGAAGGGTCAGCGAACGGGGCTTCGTCCCTTGTCGATTCAGCCGATCCGAGAATGCATATCTTGCGCGCCATGAGAGCCTTTCAGAAGGAACAACATTCTTGTGTGAAGGCGATAGCCTGTTCGAGCGCCTTGGCCTGTTCTTCGGTCAGAGCCTCAACCTCCAAAGCCTCCCCGGTCCAGTGATCCGGATCGAACGGAACCGGAAATGTGAGGCTCTTGAAGCGGATCAAGGTCTTGTCGTTCATGATGGCGTCCAGCTTCCCGATGCTGCCGCCTGTGGTGTCCATGTCCCGCTTGCGGCGGACTGATTGGCCCATGATCCGGATGCCGCTGCAACCGGGGTCCATGGCGAAGAAACCTCACCAATGGCAAACCCGAACGTCGGTATCTTGAACGCGGTCGAGAACGATCCGAACCCGCGCGTGATGATCGGCGATACGCTCAAGTCGCCCTCGTGATGCTTGTCGGGCTTGTTGCGTCGTTAAGCGTGAACGTTGCAGCCGTGGTTGAACCATCTACCTTCTTGAGCGTGAGTGTTGTTCCGGAGATACTAAAATCTCCAAGATGCGCCCGAAGCAGGTAAAGCGCCTGGGCCAGTGTCATTGTCCCGCCGTCCGAAGGATAGGCTTCCGTCATTGCCGTCGTTAGGATCGTTGCAACCGTCGGGATGTCACCAACAGCCGCAGGGGCAGCGGGCAGGTTATCCGTCTTGGCCTTGATCGCCGCGATTTCCGTATCGAGGTATCCGGCAATCGTTGAAAGGGTGGTGTTCACCGTCGAGAATGCCCCGGCAATATCGCTTGCGTCAGCCGGATCGATCGGAAGGTTATCGGTCTTCGCCTTGATTGCGGCGACCTCTGTGTCGAGATAGTCGTCGATCGCTGTAAGCTGTGTGTCGAGATTGGCCGTTGCCAGACCAACCGCTGTCCTGATGCCTGCCGCATCGAGCGTCGATAGCCCGGCCTGCAATTCCGTCACCGCGCTGGCC